CCCCCCGTCATGTTTTGTAACGCTTGACCCCCCACCCCCATATATTTTTCTGTTACATTTGCGCATCTCCCCGTTTACTCGGTGCCTATGATTGAACTTCACGCTACTACGGAACACCCAATTCCGTTTGATCTGTCCGATGAGGAACCCAAGACTCATGCGGATAGCATCGCTATTGCCGCTAATACAGCAGACCTTATTAGCCAGCTTGGGCCCAGCATAGACTTCAGTGAAGAGGACTTGAATGCTGCCAGTAAATTAATACTCGGTGAAAACAAGCCAGCTGAGCCAAAGACCATTGCGGTATCTGCGCAGGCGCAAGCGATATCTTCTCTAGTCAAGACGTTCGACTTCAACACGTTTGCAGACCAACTTCAAGCCCGCAACTTCATCACCAACCGGCTGGTAGAACTTGCCAACAACGGTGATCCCAAGGTAGAACTCAAAGCACTAGAGCTACTAGGTAAGCACTCGGATATCGGCCTCTTTACAGAGCGCAGCGAGATAACCATCCACCACACAACTTCCTCTGCCCTAGAGAACTCTATTAAAGAGCGGGTTAAGCGTTTGCTTAATGCAGACGTAACAGATATCACACCGCTAGATGATCTGGATGCGCAGCTAGGCCCAGTTGACGGTAAAGAAAAAGCGGCAATAAGTACTGAAACCTCCGAACCAAAACCGGAAAACGGCGGTACAGAATAATGGGTGACATTACCCTTAAGGATATCGAAGCATTGATAGCGTCGGGAAAACTGACAGATTCTGACCTGCGCGTGCTTGAGGCACAGCTAAGCAAACTAGAGAAGCTAAAAGACCGTGAACTCTGCCAAACCAAATTCATTAAGTTCGTCGAACGAGTCTGGCCCACCTTCATCTCTGGTGCGCACCACAAGCGGATGGCGGATGCGTTTGAAAGGGTAGCCAATGGAACGTGCAAAAGACTCATCATCAACATGCCTCCTCGACATACTAAGTCCGAGTTTGCTTCTTATCTACTTCCTGCTTGGTTTTTGGGTAGGTTTCCTCATAAAAAAGTAATTCAAGCGTCTAATACAGGCGAACTAGCTGTGGGTTTTGGTAGGAAAGTGCGTAACTTGGTTGACTCTGAGGTCTACCACGAGATTTTTCCTAGTTTGCAACTCCAAGCGGACTCGAAAGCGGCTGGTAGGTGGAACACCAGCAAGGGTGGTGACTACTTCGCTATCGGTGTAGGCGGTACAGTGACCGGGAAAGGCGCTGATGTGCTCATTATTGACGACCCACACTCCGAACAAGAGGCTGCAATGGCAGCAAGTAACCCCGAAGTCTACGATAAGGTGTACGAGTGGTACACATCTGGCCCCCGCCAGCGTCTTCAGCCCGGTGGCTCTATAGTTGTAGTGATGACTAGGTGGTCTCAGAGAGACTTGACCGGTCAAGTTATCAAAGCGGCGGCTGCACGCAACGGTGAAGAGTGGGAAGTCATTGAATTTCCCGCTATTTTGCCCTCTGGAAACCCACTTTGGCCCCAATTTTGGTCTATTGGAGAGCTAGAAGCACTGCGAACCGAGCTCCCTAACTCGAAATGGCAGGCCCAGTACCAACAAAACCCGGTAGGCAACGAAAGCGCCATCATAAAACGCGATTGGTGGAAAATTTGGACTCATGAAAGGCCACCACCATGCGAGTACATACTACAAACGTGGGATACGGCCTTTGAAAAGAACAACCGGGCCGACTATTCTGCGGGAACTACGTGGGGCATCTTTAATTACGAAGAAGACCACGGGATGCCCAATATCATCTTGCTTAACACCTACCGCAAGCGAGTGGAGTGGACTGATTTGAAGCGAGATGTACTAGCGGAGTACAACGAGTTTGAGCCAGATGGGGTATTGATCGAGAAAAAAGCTACCGGTGCACCGTTAATTATGGAGCTTAGGTCAATGGGCATACCAGTGCAGGGATTTACGCCCGGTAAGGGCCAAGACAAGATTGCCCGTCTCAACGCAGTATCAGACATAATTGCGTCGGGTAAAGTATGGGTGCCTGAAACACGTTGGGCAGAAGAGTTAATAGATGAGATTGCAGAGTTTCCGTCAGGCCAGCACGATGACTTGGTTGACGCGACCACTTTAGCGCTAATGAGGTTCAGACAAGGTGGGTTCCTACGCCTGCCTAGTGATGAGCCCGAGGACGTTAGGTATTTCAAAGGCAACCGCAACGAGCGGTATTACACAGTTTAAGGATGCATCATGGCTACAAGTTCAATGGATAAAGCACTCTACCAAGCCCCTATGGGGCTATCAGATTTGGGGGCCCAGCCTGATATTGAGATTGAAGTTGAAGACCCTGAGGCGATGAGTATTCACATGGGTGACGTTGATATTGACCTTGAGCCGCACAAAGAAACCAGTAAGGACTTTGATGCCAACCTTGCTGATTACATGGACGACAGTGACCTAGATGCCCTAGGTAACGACCTGATTGATGACTTTAACAAAGACATCATGGATCGCAAGGACTGGATTAAAACCTATATTGATGGTCTGAAATTACTGGGCTTGCAGTACGAAGAACGTACCGAGCCGTGGCAAGGCGCGTGTGGTGTGTTCCACCCGATGCTTACTGAGTCAGTTGTGCGCTTCCAGTCTGAGGCAATGATGGAGACTTTCCCCGCTATGGGGCCGGTCAAAACCCAGATTGTTGGCGAGACAGACATTAAGAAGGAAGAGTCCGCCGCCCGCGTGCGCGAGGACATGAACTACCAGCTTACCGAGGTGATGGTTGAGTATCGCCCAGAGCACGAGAAGATGCTGTGGTCGCTGCCCTTGGCAGGTTCTGCGTTTAAGAAGGTGTACTACGACCCAAGCAAGGGGCGGCAAGTTGCGATGTTTATAACCGCAGAGGACATCGTAGTCCCATACGGGGCCAGTAGCCTAGAGACTTCCGAGCGGGTCACGCACGTTATGCGTAAGACCGAGAACGAGGTGTTGAAATTGCAAGAAGCTGGGTTCTATAGTGACGTGGACCTCGGTGAGCCTAGTAGCGAGTTGGATGACGTAGAGAAGCAAAAGGCCGAAGAAACGGGCATGACTGCGCTACAGGATGATCGGTTTCGTATCCTTGAGATGCACGTTGACTTAGACCTACCCGGCTATGAGCACGAGAACAAGAAGGGTAAGAAGACTGGTATTGCGCTGCCGTACGTGGTGACTGTGGAGAAAGGTACGCGTAAGATTTTGGCGGTTCGTCGTAATTGGTATGAGGACGACAAGTTACACACCAAGCGTCAGCACTTTGTACACTACCAATACATCCCCGGCTTTGGCTTTTATGGGTATGGCCTGATTCACTTGATCGGTGGCTACGCTAAGAGCGCCACGATGATTATTCGCCAGCTTGTGGATGCTGGTACGCTCTCTAACTTGCCCGGTGGTCTGAAGTCCCGTGGCCTGCGTATTAAAGGAGATGACACTCCCATCCAGCCCGGTGAGTTCAGGGACGTTGATGTGCCTAGCGGGTCTATCCGAGACAACATCTTGCCGCTGCCGTACAAGGAGCCAAGTCAGGTTCTGTTTGCTCTGTTCCAGAACATTGTTCAGGAAGGCCGTGCGTTTGCATCAAGCGGTGATATGAACGTGTCCGACATGAGCACGAACGCCCCAGTGGGTACTACTCTAGCTCTGCTAGAGCGTACGCTTAAAGTGATGACGGCAGTTCAGGCTCGCATCCACTACTCCATGAAGCAGGAGTTCAAGCTCCTCAAGGTAATCATTGCAGACTACACCCCAGACGAGTATGCGTACGACCCGGAAGATGCCTCGCGTCGGGCCAAGAAAACAGACTACGACTCAGTAGATGTAATTCCGGTCAGTGACCCTAACGCGGCAACGATGGCGCAGAAGATCGTGCAGTACCAAGCGGTACTTCAGTTAGCCCAGTCCGCGCCTCAGTTGTACAACTTGCCACTATTACACCGCCAGATGATTGAGGTGTTGGGGATCAAGAATGCTGAGAAGCTTGTGCCGGTGGATGAGGACGCAGTGCCTACCGACCCAGTGCAGGAGAACCAGAACATACTGACCAGTAAGCCGGTCAAGGCGTTTATTGAGCAGAACCACCAAGCGCACATCCAAGCGCACATGGCTGCTATTCAGAACCCGCAGATTCAGCAGATGATGCAGATGAACCCGCAGTCACAGGCCATCATGGCAGCGGCGATGGCGCACATTAACGAGCACATTGCGTTTGAGTACCGCAAGCAAGTTGAGCAGGCGATGGGCATGCCTTTGCCCACCGAAGAGCAGAACAAACAGGTTGCCCCGGAGTTGGCAGACAAGATTGCAATGCTGGCAGCACAAGCCTCACAGCAAATTACTCAGCAAGCGCAACAGCAAGCTCAGCAGCAACAGGCGCAGCAGAAGATGCAAGACCCTGTTATCCAGATGCAGCAGCAAGAACTCCAGCTACGCCAGCAAGACTTGCAGCTTAAGGCCCAGAAACAAGCAGCAGATGCCGCAGCTAAAGCCGACCAGATTCGGATCGAAGAGGCGCGTATCGCGGCCCAGAAAGAGATTGCGGCTATGCAGGTAGGGGCTACAGCCGCCGCTGCACGGGACAAGTTGAGCAAAAGCCAGCAGGCAGAAGGCGTGCGTATGGGCATAGAAGTAGCCAAGCACAAGGCGACGCTGGCAATGCAGCAGGCGCAGCAGTCTGCACAACGGCAGCAACAGTTTCAACAAAAACCGCCTAAGAAGGGGTAAGCATGGACAACGACCGGCTATTAACTTATTTAGTCAGCGAAATTACTAAATTGCGCTCTGAGCAGGCTGCGTTTATCGCCAGTGGCAGAGCAACGGACTATGCCGATTACCGGCATACCTGCGGGGTTATCCGGGGTCTAACCCACGCAGAATCCATAGTCAGAGACCTTGTGCAACGATTGGAGAAAAGTGATGAGTGAATTTGACACTGCTGCGGTGGATTTATCCGGCATTCTTAATACAAGTGCGGAAGAAAAAGCCAAACAGTTGCCTGAACCTAAAACCTACCAGCTACTGTGCATGGTTCCAGAAGCTGAAGAAGAGATCGAGGGTAGTTCCTTTATTAAGACTTCGACCATGATGCATTATGAAGAAGTACTGACCCCAGTATTATTCGTAGTGAAGATGGGGCCTGACGCGTTTCAAGACAAAACCCGGTTCCCTAGTGGGCCGTCGTGCAATATTGGTGATTTTGTCATTGTTCGCCCTAATTCAGGCACTCGCTTGAAAATTCATGGGCGTGAATTCCGACTTATCCCCGATACCTCAGTAGAGGCAACTGTAGAAGATCCGCGCGGTATTTCCCGCGCTGCATAAGGAGTAATTTATGGCTGAATTTAAAGGTGAAGAATTTCAGTTTCCTGATGAGATAGATACGTCTAAACCATCAGCGGAGCCAAAGTTTGAGGTAGAAATTGAGGACGATACTCCTCCTGAAGACCGAGGCCGCAAACCTGCGCCACCCCCTGACGACCCTACGGAAGATGAGCTAGCGTCTTACGACGAGAAAGTTCAGTCCCGGATTAAAAAATTTACCCGTGGATACCACGATGAACGCCGTGCCAAAGAGCAGGCTCTGCGAGAACGCGAGGCAACTGAAACTTATGCGCGACAGATTATTGAAGAAAATAAACGACTCCAGCAGCAGTTATCTACTGGTAGTAAGGCATTTATTCAGCAATCCCAGTCTGTGGCAGAGGTGGAACTATCTAATGCCAAGAAGCGGTATAAAGAAGCCTACGAAGCTGGGGATGTAGATGCCCTAACAGATGCTCAAATGCAAATAGCTGAGGCAACTCTGCGTATAGATAAGGCTAAAGATTTACGCCCTATTGAAGTACAAGAGCGCCAGCAGCCACAAACTACTCAAAATGCTGCACCGCAACAACCGGTAACTCCTCGTACCCAGAAATGGATTGACGCTAATACTGATTGGTGGGGTCAAGACGATGAAATGACCATGACCGCTATGGGTATTGACAGGAAGTTACAAAAAGAGTATGGTCCTGATTATGTGGGTACTGAAGAGTATTTCCGCACCATCGACAAAACGATGCGCAAGAGATTTCCTGAACACTTTGAAACTGTTCAGAGCGAAGAACCGGAGGAGGAAGAAACGCCCCGCCGTGCAACTAGAGCTACCGTTGTGGCACCCGCCGCACGTAGCACATCGCCTACTCGTATTAGGCTAAAGGCATCAGAAGCAGCGCAAGCGCGCCGTCTTGGGGTTCCATTAGAAGAATACGCCCGTCAGGTTGCTTTACTTAAAAGAGGTTAAAAAATGGCTGAAACTAAACAAAATCGTTTGGATCGTGAGTTGGATGTACGTACTGAGTGGGCTCGTCCAGATTCTTGGCGTCCCCCAGAAACACTTCCACAACCTAATGATCGTCCCGGTTGGACACATAGGTACGTCCGTATCAGCATGATGGGTCAATCTGATCCTTCTAACATCTCTGGCAAGTTACGCGAAGGTTATGAACCCGTGAGAGCGGAAGATTACCCTGAGCTTATGGTGCACGCTATTACCGATGGACGCTTTAAAGGCAACATCGAAATCGGTGGACTGTTGTTATGCCGAATTCCTTCGGAGTTTATGAAACAACGCGAAGCATATTATGCTAAGCAGAATCAGGCTCAAATGGAATCAGTAGACAATAATTTTCTTCGTGAAAGTAACCCAAAGATGCCTCTGTTCGCAGATCGCAAATCTCAAGTTACATTTGGTTCTGGTACTTAATTTTTTGGAGTTTAACTATGGCTTATCCTACAGTTAGCGCCCCATACGGTCTAAAACCTGTCAATCGAATTGACGGTTTACCTTATGCTGGTGCTATTCGTCAGATTCCCGTAGCTGCTAGTTTTGCAACCGCTATTTTTAATGGCGACACTGTACAAATTGACAGCACCGGTTATCTGGTTCTTTCCACCACCACTAACTCTGGTGCAATCGTTGGCGTTTGTGTTGGCGGTCAGTATGTAAACTCTAGCGGTCAAACCGTTCAGGGTCAATACATTCCTGCTGCTATCTCTACGTCTACTAACCCTGCTTATGCATACGTTGTGGATGATCCTATGGCCCTGTTCAAGGTCGCCGTGGTTTCGTCTGGCACTACCATGAGTTCCGCAGGTCGCACTGTAGTGGGTTCCAACTTGGCTTTGGTATTAAATGCTGGCAGCACCACCAATGGTGATTCCGCGTATGCCGTAACCTTGACTGGTGCTGGTACTACCGCAACTATCCCAATCCGTGTTATCGACGTAGTGCCTGAGACTGCTACCGCAGCCGATACCTACACCGAACTATTGGTGAAGATCAACACTCACCAATATAACAACACCACTGGTGTTTAAGGAGTAAATCATGGCTATTTCACGCGCACAACTACTTAAAGAACTGCTTCCCGGACTGAACGCTTTGTTCGGACTTGAGTACGCCCGTTACGGTGAAGAACATAAAGAAATTTATGAAACCGAAACCTCCGAGCGTTCTTTTGAAGAAGAGACGAAACTGTCTGGTTTCTCTGCTGCACCTGTTAAGAACGAGGGCTCTGCCATCGCTTATGACAATGCTCAGGAAGCATGGACTACTCGATACAACCACGAAACCATTGCTTTGGGTTTCTCGATCACCGAAGAGGCGATTGAAGATAACTTGTACGACAGCCTGTCTGCTCGTTACACCAAAGGTTTGGCTCGTGCTATGGCGTACACCAAGCAGGTTAAAGCTGCTGCTGTTATCAACAATGGCTTCTCTTCGTCCTACCTCGGTGGTGACGGCGTGGCTTTGTTCAGCACTGCCCATCCCCTGATCTCTGGTGGTACTAACGCAAACCGTCCTACGACTGGCGCTGACCTTAACGAGACTTCCTTGGAAGCCGCCGTTATCGCTATCGCTGCTTGGACAGACGAGCGTGGCTTGCTGATTGCAGCCAAGCCCAAGAAGTTGATTATTCCGCCTGCTCTGATGTTCGTTGCTACCCGTCTGTTGGAAACCAGCCTGCGTGTTGGTACTACCGACAACGATATCAACGCCCTGAAGAACAACGGTTCGATCCCTGAAGGTTACACCGTTAACCACTTCTTGACCGACACCAATGGTTGGTATCTGACCACTGACGTACCTAACGGTATGAAGCATTTCGTGCGTTCGCCTCTGGCTAACAGCATGGACGGTGACTTCGATACCGGTAACGTGCGTTACAAGGCCCGTGAGCGTTATAGCTTCGGCTGGTCTGACCCACTAGGCATCTACGGATCGCCCGGTTCGTCCTAATCGGATTCAGTAAGGTAGAGGTGACTGGCCTGCCACTAGGGCTCCTTCGGGAGCCCTTTTTATTTATTGCACAACCCACAAAACCGTGATATATTGCAGCTAACCGGGCTTTCCGGTGCATCAAACTGTCCCGGCAGACGACATACCGATTGATGCACTTCACTTGTATGTAAGGACATCTATCATGGGATTCGCAACTCACCTTGGCCCTTGGCTGCTTGGCACGGTCAAAAACACCACTGGCACTACTGCTGGCACAATCCAAAACACTGGTAGCACTAGTGTTACGCAGACTAAAAAAGTAGTTTATACCGGCGCTGTAGCCGCAGCCGCTGTTACCACAACCCTGTTTACACTACCTGCTGGCGCTCAAATTACAAGTATTCATATTGATACTTTGGTGGCTTTTACGGGTTCTACCGCAGCTAACGTAGTTATTGGTACTTCTGCTACAACCAATTTGTACTGGGCCTCTTCGGACATTACCTCCCAAGGTCGCTTGGCTAATACCAATGCCGCTTCCAAACTAGCTAACTGGGCTGGAGCAGCTACTACTGCATCTCCTAACGGTGCTGGCATTGGCGCAACGGACGTTACTGTTCAAGCAGTATTAACTCCTACCGTTGCAGATGTAACCGCTGGAACTGTGCAATACACAATTGTCTATACCGTTGCTGACTCTAACGGTACGCAATCTCCC